AATAAAACTTTAAGATTCCTAGATTCAAGAATAGATCAATTGTCAATATCAGTAACGTCCGGTAGTGTTGACAATATGGAAAATTACAAGTATATAATAGGACAAATCAATGCACTGGAATCAGTGCGTCAGGAAATCTCTAACCTGCTAAACGATAAGGAGCACAATGAAGGAACAGTCATCGATATTAACACCAAACAATGATCTTATTGGTGTAAAGAAATCAGAGAAAAAAGAAGAAGGAAAAGTCCCACAACCTACGGGTTGGAGAATTTTAGTTTTACCTTTCAAGATGAAAGAGAAAACTAAAGGTGGATTAGTATTAGCCGAAACTACTTTAGAAAAGCAACAAGTCGCTTCTCAATGTGGTTTGGTTTTAGCTATGGGCCCACAATGTTATAAGGATAAGGAGAGATATCCTGAAGGCCCGTGGTGCAAGGTCAATGATTGGGTAATGTTTGCACGTTACGCCGGATCAAGGATCAAGATAGATGGTGGGGAAATTCGTCTGCTAAACGACGATGAAGTGTTAGCAACAATTGATAGTCCAGAGGACATCTTGCATGAGTTTTAATCATAGGAAGGAGTAACTATGCCAGACGAAGAAAAAAAACTAGTACCTATTGATACATCAGGACCTGATGCAGAAATAGCTATTGAAGAAACAAAAGACGAAGCCGTTGTAGAAACGGAAAACACGGAACAAGAACAAGGAACAGATAAATCATATGAAAATGAAAGAGAAACAAAATTAGAAGAAAAAAAATCCGACGAAACTTTAGAGGACTACAGCAAAGGTGTACAATCTCGTATTGCGAAACTAACTCGTAAGATGAGAGAAGCGGAAAGAAGAGAACAAGCCGCTATTGATTATGCTAAAGGTGTAGAGGAAAAAAGAAGAGCATTAGAAGCTAGGTTTGAAAAAACTGATGCTGATTATGTTAAAAAATTTGAGACAAGTATCTCAACAGGTTTAGAAGCTGCACAAAAAGAATTAGCTGCTGCTATTGAATCTGGTGATGCAAATGCTCAAGTTGAGGCGAACAAAAGAATTGCAACTCTTGCTTTTGAGAATGCAAAACTAGAGCAAGCCAAAGCTGGTAGAGAAGAACAACGGGCAGAGAAACCCGTTACTTTGTCTGAACCACCGGTTCGGACCCAACAAATGGATGATCCAATTAATCCAGATCCTAAAGCTGAAGCATGGGCTTCTCAAAACTCATGGTTTGGTACTGATAAAGCAATGACTTATACTGCTTTTGAAATACATAAGGATTTAACGGAAAAAGAAGGATACGATCCTAACTCAAATGAGTATTATGCAGAAGTTGATAAAAGAATAAGAATTGACTTTCCGCATAAATTTGGTAATACTGAAACTAAGCAATCGACCGCCCCTGTTCAGACAGTGGCTTCAGCTACAAGAAGCGTAAAGCCTGGTCGCAAAACTGTGAGACTCACATCATCACAGGTAGCAATAGCTAAAAAATTAGGTGTGCCACTCGAAGAGTACGCAAAACAATTAAAACACACGAAGGAAGGAGCGTAAAATGGAAAAAGAAAAAGAAAATACTTCTCGTGCGAGCCAAACACGGTCAAAGTCTGAAAGACCAAAAGTGTGGGTTCCACCGTCATCTCTAGATGCACCCCCTGCACCTGATGGATTCAGGTATAGATGGATAAGAGCTGAAGTTGTAGGCTTTCAAGATACAAAAAATATAACTGGACGTTTAAGAGAAGGTTATGAATTAGTTAGATCTGAAGAAGTCGAAAATGCAAGCGATTACCCAACCGTTGAAGACGGTAAATACAAGGGAGTGATTGGGGTTGGTGGCCTTCTTCTTGCGAAGGTACCTAATGAGATCGCAGAGCAACGTCAACAGTATATGTCTGATAGACATAAAGAACGTAACGAAGCCGTAAACAACGACCTTATGAGGGAGCAGGATAGTAGAATGCCTATCAATGTTGATAGACAATCTCGTGTAACCTTCGGTGGTACTAAAAAGTAATTTTTAAATCACTGAATTAAATTAAACCGTACTGGAGGCCCTTCGGGGCAGGTACATAAGGAGTAATAACTATGGCAAATAGAAACGAACAAGGTTTTGGTTATACTGCAGCAGGCGTTCTGGGTTCAACTCCAGCAACTTCTGGTCAAGGTAAATACAAAATCGATGCGGGTTATGGTACTACTATATACAATGGCGGAATGGTAAAATCTGCTGCTGGTTATATTGTGGACGGTCAAACGGCCGCTGCACCTGTAATTGGAACGCTTAACGGAATTTTCTACAACGCGGCTACAACTTTGAAGCCAACGTTTGCAAATTTCTACAAAGCAACGATTACACCAGCAAACAGTGAAGACATCACTGCTTTTGTATTCGATAACCCACACCAACAATATGTAGTAGCAACAGATACTGCGGTAACACAGGCAGGATTTTTAGAGTCTTATGACATGAATGCATCAGCTGGTAGCGATACCACTGGTAGATCATCTTCGACTTTAGCTATCGGCACTACTAGCGCAGACGGCAAATCACTAAGACTTTTAAGAGTAGCAGAAGATCCTGAAAATGAGGATATTACTGCAGCTTATTGTTCAGTGGTTGTTTGTCCGAATCTAATCGAGCTACAATCGTAATAGGAGAATAGGAGATAAATTATGGCAATATCACGATCACAACTAGTTAAAGAACTAGAGCCAGGATTGAATGCACTATTCGGCCTGGAATATAAAAGGTATGAAAATCAGCATGCTGAGATTTATACTGAGGAATCATCTGACAGAGCTTTTGAAGAAGAAGTTATGTTATCTGGTTTCGCTAACGCACAAGTTAAAGGTGAAGGTGCTGGTGTTTCATTTGATGAAGCGCAAGAAACTTTCACTGCTAGATACACTCACGAGACTGTAGCTTTAGCGTTCGCAATCACTGAAGAAGCGATTGAGGACAACTTGTATGATAGACTTGCGTCTAGATATACAAAAGCTTTAGCTAGATCTATGAGTAACGCTAAGCAAGTAAAAGCTGTTGATCCATTAATTAATGGTTTCACAACTTTCCAATCTGGTGACGGTGTAGCATTAATGGCTACTAACCACCCGACTGTAGCAGGAACGTTCGCTAATGAATTAGCGACTTCTTCTGACTTGAACGAAACTTCATTAGAGCAATCAATGATTGACATTGGTAAAATGACTGATGAAAGAGGTTTAAGAGTTGCAGCAAGAGGAGTAAAAATGATTATTCCTTCTGAGCTACAATTTACAGCTGAAAGACTTATGAAGTCTCAAGGTAGAGTTGGAACAGCTGATAACGATATCAATGCAATCGTATCTATGGGTATGGTTCCTCAAGGTTATAGAGTGAACAACTACCTAACAGATGCAGATGCGTTCTATATCTTAACAGACGTGCCTAACGGTATGAAAATGTTCAACAGAGCACCATTGACAACTGCAATGGAAGGCGACTTTGACACTGGTAACGTAAGATACAAAGCTAGAGAAAGATACTCTTTCGGAGTTTCTGACCCTAGAGGTATTTTTGGTTCGCCAGGAGCGTAATCAATAATTTTTGTGGCGGGACATAGTTCCGCCACAATCATAAAATAAACGGTGAGATTCATGAAAAAATTTTTAGTTAACATTTGGGCGTACGATCATCACGCCAAATTTGAAGTAGAATCAGAAGATTCCCCAACTGACCTGGAACAATCAATCCTTGACAAACTTGGAGAAAACAGTATAGTTTGGGAAAACCTTGGAGTTAGTTATGACAACAAGGTAAATAGAATAACCTATGAGGAGGTTATAGATGATACAAGACCTATACAAAGCAAAAAGGTCCTTGGAGTTGAAGTGGGAACAGGAGCATCTGGATAATAACAGATATACTCTTGAAATGGTCAAGATTGATGACAAAGTAAAAGAGATCATCACAAAGATAAAGCTGGAAGAAGCAGCAATTGCCCACAGACAGAACAATGTTGAAGGTTCTGCTCCAGAAGTTTCAGTAGCTACTTAAACAAAAGCTACATCGTTGAATAAATTCAATTCACACTACAGGCTCTCTTGCACTCTACTAAAAACTAGTATATA